AGTGCAACTGCACCTTCAATGTTATTTGGATATCCTGATACTTTTGAAATTACGTTTTATATTGGTGGAAAAGCTTTACCTACTGGGTCAGAGAATCCCATGTTTAATATAGGAAAATCTGTATTAACTCAATGTGACTTAAATTTTGATACAGAAAATGTACCTTTATTTTTTGATGGAACACAATATCCAGTAACTATAGCAATGAAACTTTCGTTTATGGAAGTAGATATAATGTATAGAGAAAAAGTAGATCAAGGATTTTAATAGGAGAAATTAACTATGTCTGAATATTTTCAACATTATCCACAAATAAATTATGATATTTCTGGCGCAAAACCTATAAAGACCAAGACTGCTATTAATATTATGCTCAATGCGAAGATAAAAAGCATACTTACAAGTTCTATTGTTAATTATTTTCCCTATTCAATACCAGAAGCAGAAAGACCAGATATAACTTCATTTAAAATGTATGGTAATGTAAAATATACATGGTTAATATTTTTGATTAATGACATACATGATCCTGTTTTTGACTGGCCATTAAATTCTAGGGAATTTGGAAATTTTATTAAAGATAAGTATGGAAGTCTTAATCATTGTCAAACTACTGTACATCATTATGAACAAATTGTTAGACCTAGAGTAGAAGCAACAGCAACTTCTGAACCAATTCCATTAAAATGTATTGAAATTGATGAAACATCTTATAATGCACTTGACGAAGCAGACCGAGATATTATATATTGTTATGATTGGGAAACAGCTCGAAATGAGGCTAAGCGAGATATTAAATTGATTGATAGGAAATATGTTGCAGATATACTCTCTGAACATGCGGAGAAATTTGAATAATGGGAGCCGGAACTATTATTGATAGAACGAATAAAGGAGTAGGTATTACTCCAGAATCCGCCGATCATGGAACTAAATCTGAATTTTTAAAAAATCCGAAGCAGGGTGCACTCCCCTCTTTTCCTGGCGATTTTGAACTTCAAAAACTTACCCTTACTTCACCTCATAGAAAAGGATATATTGATTTGAAGGCCGCGTGGTCAGATTTCAATATCTATGAAAGTATTTTTTCACCTTATCTTACTGCTGATATACAATTAGTAGATGGTATTGGATTAATGGAAAGTGTACCTATTATTGGTGAAGAAACTATAACCATCCAAGTAAAAACAAAAGGTATTGTAAAAGAAAGAAAACCAGAAAATAATCTTCCAGGTCCATTTGAAGGTAGTCAAAATGAAGGTAGAATTAGTTTAAAGTTTAGAGTAGTTAAAATTAATAATATTGTAAAACTTAATGATCAAATGTTGACTTATAAATTATCTTTAGTTTCTGAAGAAGCTATTTTAAATTTAAAGAAAAAGGTTAAAAAATCCGCATTAGATCCTCAAACTTTTAAACCAAGAAAAATATCGGATATAGTTAAATCTTTATATACACAATTTTTTAAAAGAGGTAGAAATTCAAATAGTAAAAGAATCTTTATTGAACCTACTAAAAATCTTACAGATTTAATTATTCCAAATCAAACACCATTTAAAGCTCTTAATTTTTTGGCATCAAGAGCCGTGTCTGCGGGTAAACATGCAGTGGGTTCTAGTTTTGTTTTTTATGAAACTGTTAGAGGATTCTTTTTTATTTCTTTGGAAACACTTATGGCTGGTGGAGGTCTGGGATATCGTACAATTCCAGGATCGCCTGGATCACCAACAGAATTAGAGTATACTCAACCAGAAGATCCCGTGAAAGAAACCTATGTGATTCAACCTAAACGATTGGGCGCACAAACTAATGAAGCTAAGAATGTTGCAGTAGAAATGACTGCTGTAGATGAATATCAATTTAATTCTAATTTTGATGTTCTACAAAATTTACAAAGTGGAATGTATTCAAATAGATTACTTACACATGATCTAGTTAGAATGAGATATGATACATTAGATTTTAATTTGGTAAATAAGTCGGCGTTAAGTGCAAAAATAACAGTAAATAGTGATACTGGTGCAGAAGAAGTTATAGAATTTTTAGAACAAGCACATGATGCAAAAAACTTTACTGATAATTTTACTCATTTGGGGTCAGGATTATTATCTACTGAAAAACAAGATGCCTTAGGTTCACCCGAATCACAAATATCTTTTTATCCTACTAATTTTTCACATGACATTATATTTAAAGAAGCTATAGGATCACAAGGAGTTCATGGAGAAATTAGAGAAAATGCAAGCCCAAGTATTCAACCTAGTAGAGTAGAACAATGGATGCAATCACGATTGGTACAAAGTCAACAAATGAATAATATTAAATTAAGTATTAGGGCGCCTGGGTTATCTACTAGAACAGTAGGAGATTTAATTGAATTTAAATTACCTACACAATATCTTGAAGATAGGGATGGATTTACACAATCCACACATCATACTTATTTAAGTGGATATTATTTAATTACAAAATTAAGACATCACTTTAATAAAGAAAAGTATGAGATAGAATTTGAAGCAATAAAAGATTCATTAAAAAAGCCAGTCGGTAAAGATAGATCAGCGCCAGCCGCTTCTGGACATGGTACAATGACGGGTAAAGATACTGAAGAAGCATTAGCTAAATCAGGTCGAATGAAGGGTCAATCAGGTAGATAAGGTATAACACTATGTCATATTTTATGGGAAAAGAAGGATTTGTATGGTGGCAAGGAGTTGTCGAAGATCGCCATGATCCTCTTTATCTTGGAAGATGTAAAATTAGAATACTAGGTTGGCATTCAGAAGATAAAAATGATCAACCAACAGTTGGGCTACCGTGGGCGTATCCTGTTGCACCAATTACTTCTGCAAGTCAAACAGGAGTAGGAACATCTCCATTAGGCCCAGTTGAAGGAACATGGGTTGTTGGATTTTATCGCGATGGTGAGGCAGGACAAGAGCCAATGTTTTTTGGAACACTTGGTGGTATTCCTGAATTAGATGCAAAAGGAATTAATAATGATGGAACACCAACAGGAGGACAGGGATTTCTTGATCCACGAAGAGAACAAGGAGATTTGCCTCCAGGTGGAGATGTGGGTCACCCAGAATTCGATGATGAAATCGGCCCAAGAGATTTAGCTTATAATCCCGCAAGTGAGTTAGTTCCAAGAGAACCCGCAACTATTATTCATAATTCTAATCCTGATCCTGAAGAATCTGCAACGTCTGTTCAAGTGGGTTCAATGGGTGCACCCACACCACAAGTATTTACTGCAAATGGTGTATATGTAAGATCTTTAATGGGTCAAACTGGATTACAAGCACCAAGACCGGCATTTACAGTAAAGGTTGTAGAACAAGATGTAAGATCAACATTTCCTGATACTGGTATAGCAAATACAAATTTATCATCTACAAGACAATTAAATTATTTAAAAGAACCTACTACGAATAGATTGGCTAGAGGTATTCGGGGAAATACAGATTCTAGTGATCCAAAGTCTTCAGGGATTGTATTTGAAAAAATGCAAAATAGAAAGGCCGGACAATTAGATATTCCTACAGCAGATGGTAGGAATTGGTCTGAACCTAAGATACCGTGGGCAGCAATTTATCCATACAATCATGTTCATCAAACAGAAAGTGGACATATTATTGAAATGGATGATACTCCCAATGAAGAAAGATTACATTGGTATCATAGAACAGGAACATTTACAGAAATACATCCAGTTGGAATTAAAGTTGATAAAATAGTAAACAATTATTATAATATTATTTTAGGTGCAAAATATACACATATTGAAGCGAGTGATTATACAACAGTTGATGGTCATCAAGAAAATTATGTTATTGGTAATAGGACAGATAGAGTTGATGGTGATTATTCTGTTGCAATAGGTAAAGGTAGATTTAATGTTGTTAATACAAAAGGAGCAATTAATTTTCAAGCCTCTAAAATGAAATTAACAGCATCGGAATCTCTTGTACTAAGTGCTAATAATGTAATAATTGAAAAGAAGTCTTCTTCTGGTTCAGAAATAACAACAGGAGATGAAAAAAAGAAGGTGGGTGGTAAATACACTATTCATAGTGGATCTTTTAGTTTGAGTTCTCAAGGAAGTGCAGGATTACAAACTGGTGGTGGATTATCATATAATATTACCGATTCAATAAATGAATCAATATTTGGAGTATTACCATCATTAACTGGTGATTATGCAAAAAAGACTACGGCTACTCTAGGTAAGATTGGAATGGAATGTACTGATAATTTAGTTTCAGGTGGAATCTTAATGAATTTAGGTCTTGCGGGTTTAGGGGGAAATATAAAATTGTTACCGCCCGGAGATATAGAATTGAATTCTAATTTAGGAACAAGTGGTATTAAAGGAGAATCATTATTGGGTAATGTAGCATTTTCTTCTTTAGCGGGATATGCAGAAATGGCTAGTCTATTAGCCACGATGAGATTAGAGAGTTCAGGCGCGGCTACTTTACAAGGATTATTAGGTGAGGTAACAGTAAGTTCAGGAGGTAAAGTAAAGGTAGCAGGATTAATTGCTACATTAAAAGAAGTATTAGATGAATTAATAGACATAATAACAGAACATACTCATCCAACAGGAACAGGGCCATCTGGACCACCAATGCCACCAGCTACTGCTAAATTATCCTTATTGAAATCCTTAAAAGTTAGTGGGAGTTTTGAATAATATGGCATTAGTTAAAGCAACATTACAGGGTGAATTGATAGCAACGTATGGGGGTCATAGTCCTGATCCAATGAAGCCAGGAAAAGATATAGCAAAAGCATTTAAGAATTATTTAATGATGGCACAGAACGCGGGTGGATTTCCAGCATCAAATGTAGTAGATGCTCCAACAGGAATGACAATAGGTGGAGTTTATGCTCAACAATTACCATCTGGTGCAGCAGTAGGAACACAAATAGCATCGGCATTATCAACTATGGCATTGACATTTTTATCTGCAAATCAGATAGGGCCACCGGCGGTATCACCTTCACATACGCCGGAGTTAATACAATTATATTCAGGACATCAACCTTCAGGTGTAAGTTTTTCGAAGGAGTTGGCAAACATTTTAGATACATGGACAAAAACATGGGTAGTGAGTGGATTAATTCCAGGCGCTCCACCTGTTCCATTTTCAGGACCTTTATCATAGGAATACAATGGCAGGAGCAATTGATAAAAAAATAGTTGAAGTGAAAAAGGAGATAATTGATTCTCCTGCAACGCATTTGTCTGCGAGAAATGGGATTCTCAATTCTGTTGCATTAATAAGAGAATTTTCTGAGAGTAGATTAAATGCACTATGTGAAAAGTTTACAGCTTCTACTTATACTCTTTATCTTCAATTAGAAGATCAGGGTGCAGGTAATAATATTCTTTTAGAAGATGGTAATGAATTATTAATGGAAGCAACTATTTTGGATGCTAGTTATTCTCTTCATCAAGTATGTGAAAATCTAGCAGAACAAAGATTGGTATGTTGGGGTGCAAGAGACATACGAACTACTTTTAGAAAATTTGATTTACCTTCTTATGAAACAGTAAATGGTGCTTTAGGTCTTAGTGAACCGAATACATCTTATTTTGGAATTAAAGCCACAGATATTGGAGAAACTTATAGTATTAATTTAACTAGTTTAGAAGGTACAACTCAAACACAAGGTAGTAATACTTTCACTACTTATGTTAAAGATTATTATGTAGTTAGATCAAGAATAGATGGAGAGTTAGTAGATATTAATGATGATATGACTCCATATTCTTCACCAAATGATGATACCCCTTTTGGTAATGCCGTTGCTTGGGGTCAAGCTACAGTAACAGAAGTGGGAACATGGAATGAGAATTATGCAAAGGCAAATATCGCGGGTGTATCGACACAAAGTTCAGGAGCATATAATGAATTAGTTACTATGTCATTATTAGATCATTTAGTGGGGGGTACTAATACTTCATATACTCCTGTAGGTCCTTCTTTTGGTCAAAAGTTTTATTTGAAAAGACACGCGGACTATGTAAACACATTCACTATCACGGGTACAACTACAACGGGTAGTTTAGAGATAACAAACGTATCAGATACAGATCTTTCTAAAATTAAATATGGAGATGTTATTAGTGGAACAGGTATTCCAGATGACAATGTATCAATAGCAGCGGTACAAACTGCGGGTAGTAAAATTAGACTTAGTAATTCAGGAATAGCAACATCAGATGGTATAGTTACCATCACAGTAAATAGTGTTCCATTTGGATATGCAAAAGATGATATATTCTGTCAAGTAGAAGTAGTGGGGGAAGGTTTAGTTAAAAATCCAGATTGGAAACCAGTAGGTGATGATGCAGGAGATTATAGTGGATCAGATGCGGGACCGGATGATTTATTAAATGCTAATACTTCACAATTTGTAAGTCTTCTTGGATTTTTTGATCCTGACAATGGTAGTTCAAATGCAACGAATGATATAACTAAGGGCGCAAGAGGTGATTGGGTTTCTTTACAAAAAGAAGTTTCAGGAACTACATATCCTTATAAGGAACGAAATCCTTTTTTCCCAGCAATGGGAGGAACAGTTAAAGCTTATGAAGTAGACAATGGTGTAATTGTAGGAACACAACCTACTGGGTTAGGAGAAGATGATATTCCTAGTGGAAGATTTATTAGGCATGATTATGAAAGAGCAAATAGTGCAGGTACTATGCCAGAGAACAGGTATTATATTGACCAAGCTGAAAAATTCTATTATGAAGTACCTTGTACTAATATCTCATATACAAGTGGAACTAGTGGTGCAATAGGTACTAATCATACTATGCCTAATACTGGAGAGCCTCCTCATACTATGACTAAAACTGGATTAAGTGGTGCTATAAGTAGAATACAAGGAACATCAGTTACATGTGATGGTGTTTCAGTTGGTGTGGGTGCTACATCAACAGTACCAGTAGATGAAACTACCACACATCCTTCTTTAAGTGGATCAGCCGGAGCACCTAGTGTCAATGCAACTATAGGAAATTATTATACACTTGGTGCAAACAATTACATTTATATAAACAGATTACATTATGAGTCTGTTACTATTACTTCAGGTACAAATTGGACAGCAACTTTAGGTACAGATACTACTGTATTTCCATGTAGATATAATTTCATACAGAAACACTTATATGAAGCTGGTGGTTCTGGAGATAATTCAATGAATGCTGATGTTCAGTTTGTAAAAGATACAATAAATGATTTACAATCTTTAGCATCTTTTCGTGATCCAATTATTGATATAAACACTGCACAAGCAGGTGGAAGTGGTATAAGTGATGTTGCTTTTGATACTTATATTCAAGCAGAACCTTTAGGGGATTTGGCAACATTGACTGCTGCAACAGAAACTTTTCGTACTTCTTGGAATCACAGTAATAATACCAGAACAGGGACTAATAATGGTGGGAGTAATCTTGGTGTAACTGTATTTATGGCAAATACTGAATGGGCCGCTTTTCATACTGAAATATCTACATTTGGTACTAACTGTTCAAAACGTGCCGCAGAAATTGATACACGTATTGGTGTACCTACACGTTCAGGAACACCATCAACATCTTATAAGCAATACCCCGCTGTTTATGTGTCAGCAGTACCAGCAGCAAATACTACTGGTGGAGTTGTTCCTTATGGTAGAGCAATTTATGACAGTTGTAATTATCTATTAGGTAAGACACTTAAATTGGGAGTACAATTAATACAAGATATTCAAGGTTTAACTGATTTGGTAGATCTGGTTAAAAAGGCTAGAAACAAATATGAAATTTATAATGGTAGAGCGAAGGAGTATAGCTGATGGCAGAACAAGAACATAAATGGAAAGAAGCAGAATTAAGAAGAGATGACATTAAGAAGTTATTAGAGAATACTAAAAAACTTGCTGAAATGTATTCAGAAGTTCTTAATCTAAAAAAGTCTGGTTGGGAAAATGTTTTAAGGGCAAGAGCTAAGAGAGAAGAAAAGGAAAAACAAAATGGCTGAATTTGAAGCATTATTAACGGCGAAGGCCGAATGGAAACCCCATCAAATTGCAAAGGCGGGAGATATTTCTGCTTTAGCATCTGCAGCTACAAATCTTGCTGAAATAGTAAAGTCTAGTCTTGAACTTGCTAGAAATGGAATGGAAGTTGTTAAACTCTTAGCGGCATTACAAAATATTAATCCTATTTTAGTTGCATTAGATAAATTAGCAGATGAAGTATTAAAACAAATCCATGATTTAAAAGAGGCCGGATATTGGTACTTATATGTTGATCCATATTTTAAAGGAAATGTAACAGGAACACATCCCTTTGATTATGGATTTGAACAGTTAAGAAATGAAGCCGGTAAACGTTATTGGCAAATAAAGAACGATTCTGGTAATTGGGAAGATACTACAACCAAACCTGAAATGATAGATTTAGATCAAAAAAAGGCTAGACCAAAATTAGTTACACCAAGAAAATTAATTGCGGGTGGTTATAATTGGTTTGATCCCTTACCTGATCCACTTGAGGGTCAAAGTAAATTTCCTCAATTTAGTGTAAAAAATGTAATTAATGAATTTGTGAAGGCGTTTGATGATGAGGGTGATGTTCCCAGATATAGAAAAAATGCTAAAGATTCTGATTTACCAAAAAAGGATGATATATCAAAAGGAATGGATGATTCTGCAGCTTCAGTAGTATATGATATTGATGGTAATCCATTTAGAGGATGGGACCCCGCTGAAGATTTTGGATTAGAATTATTTGATATGGGAAAAAGAACCGCAGAACAATCACGTTGGCCTCTAGATTATGAAGCATCAAGAAAACCTATTAATACTAAAGTTTCAATAGGTAAACCTAATATTTTAGGAAATACAGAATTTGATGGTGGATCTGGAGCAATCGCAATTATAATTGCCGCAGATAACTTTGATAAATTTGCATCAGTCTTTAATGAATTTTCGAAAATGTTTTCTGATATTCCCGAATTTTCAGCCGATCAGGGTCAAAATTTACTAAACAAATTAAAAGAAATTATTACCCCAAATGATGTAAAAGTTAGTTTAACTCAAGTTGATACTAAGTATGAAAAATTTGTAGCTGGTGATATTATAAGTGGAAAACGATATGGTAGTCTTGGAGAAGTAAGATCTGTCAATTCTTCTGCTACAACCGCCACATCTATGAAGGGGCAGAAAGTAATAAAAGTAATTGATGATCTTGGAGAACCACTTAAAGATAAAGAAGGTGATATAATTGAGGTACTTGAAGAAATAGATTTAAATCCAGATGAACGATGGGTGGATATGGAAATAATGGTGAAGCCTATGAGGGGGGTTGATGGATATAACCCGTGGACTCCAGGCGATACAGTTTTAGAGATGGAAAAAAGAGGAAAGTTTGGAAACTCAGAAGCAACAACCGCCGAAACTGGAATTGATTATTATGATAATTATGTTATGGTGGGAGCAGAGACTGTCACCTTACCTAAAAATTTAAGAGTATATCCAAAGATAGGAAAAGTTTTAGTTGAAACATTACAAGTACTTCCAGATTCTACTCCTCCCGATTTTGATGGAATACAAATTAAAGATATTGTTCCTGGTTGGGGAGAATTTTTTCAAGAGTTAGAAAACTTTGTAAAACAAATAAAAGGAATGATAATAGATTCTACCGGATTTATTCAAGAGATGATTAATATGTTGGCACAGATTGAAGATTTTCTAGAACATTTAATTAAACTTATTGATAAATTTTTGGAATTTTTTAGAATAACATTACCATCATCTGGAGTATTCGCACTTTATATTCCAAATCAAAACGGAGGAAATGAGGGTTTAAAGAAGGAAATCAAAAATGCCACAGGTATTCCAGATATGGGTTACGCATCAGGAATATTATTTATTGGTACAGAAGGAGATAAACTCATTGCAGGAGGGGGTAGTAAAAATCCAATAGATTTGTTAGCATTAGTGCTAGGACTACTTAACTAAATTAACTAAATATTAAGAGCAAGATATGGCTACTACATACGGAAAAGATTACGTTGATTTTGATATGGATTTTACAAAACATCCATCTCATGGTGACTTATCTAAAGTTAAAAAATCAACAGCTATTAGCAGATCTATAAAAAATTTATTAAGCACAAAATCAAATGAAAGATTATTTCAACCAGATGTTGACAATGGTATAGGAATTCTTTTATTTGAAAATTTTAGTAATCTTACTACTGCTAGGTTAGAAAAAGCAATTAGGTTTACGATAGAAAAATATGAACCTAGAGCAATAATTGGTAATGTAACAGTAAAAGCTCAAGAAGATCGGAACGCATACGAAGTATTAATAACTTATATGCCGGATAATGACGCTAGAGAAACAAACCTAGAAGTCTATTTGGAGAGGACATAGATAACACATGGCAAGTTCAGATGGTAAACTTAATATATCAGAATTAGACTTTACTAAGATTAAAGAGAATCTTCAAGGATTCTTAACAAGTCAATCTGATTTTGTGGGATATGATTTTACGGGATCTTCCTTTGATGTTCTTCTTGATATTTTATCTTACAATACTCATTATAATTCATATTATGCAAATATGATTGCTAATGAAATGTTTTTAGATTCGGCCTCTCTTAGAAATTCTGTTGTAGCAAGAGCAAAACATCTAGGTTATAGACCACGTTCTGCACAAGGATCAAAAGCACAAGTAACACTTACTATTACACCAACAGATCAGCCCGCCGGTATAAACATCCCTAAGAATACCCAGTTTCAAGGAGAAGTAGAGGGCGTAACATATATTTGGTGTACTTCTAATTCTTATTCTGTAAATATTAATGCAAATGGAGTTTATACAGTTGCTAGTGTAGATCTTACACAAGGAATGCCTACGACATTTAGATATACTGCTAATACAGGAGATCCAGATCAAAAATTTATTCTTCCTAATGAGAATACAGATATTAGTACTTTAGAGGTTACAATTCAAAATAGTTCTACTGATACTGATTCGGCAGTATATTCAGAAGCAACAGATATAACTACTGTAAATTCTAGTTCAAAAATTTATTTTATAGATGAAGCTGAAGATGGTAAGTTTGTAATTCAATTTGGTGATGGAACATTAGGTAAACAATTATCAAATGGGAATATTGTTATACTATCAAGTTTAGTATGTGAAACTGATGCAACCAATGGTGCAAAAGCCTTTTCAGTAGTGTCTGATGTTGGAGGATATTCTAATGTAAAAATTGAGACTACATCTATTTCAGCTGGTGGAGCCGTTGCCGCAGATATAGATGAAATAAAATTTAATGCTCCTAAAAACTATGAATCTCAAAATAGATGTGTTACAATTCATGATTATGTGGCTCTAGTTAAAAGGGATTATGGGGATGCACAAGCGGTTGTTGCTTGGGGTGGAGAAGATGCAGATCCCCCAGTTTATGGAAAAGTTTATGTAGCAATTAAACCGGCATCAGGTTCAGTTCTTTCTCAATCTAATAAAACTTTTGTAGAAGATGAAATATTAAAGAAAAGAAATATTGTAGGAATTACTCCGGAAGTTGTAGATCCAGATTATATGTATTTAAAAGTTAGTAGTACAGTTAAATATGATTCTGGTGCAACTACAAATAGTGCTTCTCAACTTAAGTCAACAGTAACTAATCAGATTACAGCTTTTGGAGATACTAATTTAAAAACTTTTGATAAATCATTTAGATATTCAAAATTAATTAAAGAAATAGATGAATCTGAAATTTCTGTTAAAAGTAATCAAACATCTATTCAATTAAAAAGACTTCTTTATCCATTGTTAGGATCAGCTGAAGCCTATGATATGCCATTTTCTAATCAAATCTATCACCCTTCTAATACTTTTTGGGGTGCAGTAACTAGTAATACATTTTCGTATACAGATTCTGCAAATACTCAATGGTCAGGTTGTAGATTACAAGATAACAATGGAGTAGTTGAAGTATATAGAACTTCAGGAGAAGATAGAATTATTGTTAA